CTCAGCAACGCTATTCAAGCGTACACGGAGAACACGGAAGCAGATTTCGTGGCTAGTATTCCCGTGTTTGTTGAGCAAGCTGAGCAACGTATTTATAACTCGGTGCAGTTTCCGTCTATTCGTAAGAACGTGACGGGGTCAATGACTACGAGCAATAAATACTTACAGTGCCCTACGGATTTTTTGGCAGTGTATTCGTTGGCTGTCATTAACGCCAGTGGTGAGTACGAGTACTTGTTAAACAAAGATGTTAACTTTATTCGGCAAGCGTACCCACAGCCCACAGACACGGGGATACCTAAGTACTATGCTTTGTTTGGCCCACGTTCTGACGACGCAACAGAGTTAACGTTTATTCTCGGCCCAACACCCGACGCGGCTTACGGGTCTGAACTCCACTACTATTTCTACCCAGTGTCCATTGTGCAAAGCCCCATAGCTACGCTTGGTGCTATTACCGGCGGTAGCGCATATACGGCAGGTACTTATTTTAATGTGCCCTTGACTGGTGGTACGGGTAGCGGAGCGTTAGCAACAATTACTGTGGCTGGCGGGGCGGTGACGGTTGTGACTATTACCAACGGCGGAGTTCAGTACACAGTTGGAGACGTTATGTCTGCAGCAGCTTCCACAATTGGCGGCACAGGTTCTTCGTTTTCTATTCCGGTTGCCACTGTGACTAATTCTACTGGTACTACATGGCTAGGTGATAACTTTGATACGGTGTTGTTGTACGCGTCTTTGGTTGAGGCTTACACCTACATGAAGGGTGAGCAAGACATGATGCAGTTGTACAACCAGAAGTTCATGGAAGCATTAGCGTTGGCTAAACGTTTGGGTGATGGTATGGAGCGTCAAGACGCATATCGTTCTGGTCAGTTCCGTCAGAAGGTAACTTGATATGTCAATTATTCAGACCCAAACCACTAGCTTTAAGGCAGAGCTTTATCAAGGTATTCATGACCTGACTACGGATGTCATAAAAATTGCCCTGTACACAGCCTCTGCTGATTTGAACGAAGACACAACGGTATATTCAGCTACGAACGAAGTAGCCAATACAGGCACTTACTCTGCGGGTGGGGCACAGTTAACACCAATCACAGTCAACACTTCTGGATACACAGCCTATGTGGGCTTCCCTAACATCAGTTGGACTGGGGCTATTACGGCTCGTTGTGCGTTGATCTACAACTTTACACAAGGCAACAAATCCATAGCTGTGCTGGATTTTGGGTCGGACAAAACATCCACCGGCACATTTACAATCACTATGCCTGCAAACACAGCGACAGCGGCGTTGATTCGTAGTTCCAATTAAGGAGTCAACATGAACTGGCAGATTATCAGTAACACACAGACCGCAAACTGGCAGATTATCAGTAATACGCAAACAGCGGCTTGGACTCCTGTTTCAACAACTTAGGAGCATTTAAATGGCAGGAACAACGACTCTTTTGGGCTTAGTCACCCCAACACAGGGAACGCTTTCTGGTACGTGGGGCGATACGGTTAACTACGGTATTACAGATTACCTTGATATTGCCATTGCAGGCACACTGTCTTTTGCAGGCGATGGCGCTATTACTTTGGCTAACACTTTGGGTAGCTCGTCAGGAAACGGGATAACTTCTACGACCGCACAGTACATGGTGATCCGCATCACCGGCACGCAAACGGTTGCCAAAGTTATTACAGGCCCAAGTTACAGCAAACTATACATGGTAGATCACGCAGGCGCTACCAGCGCGGTAACGTTCAAAGCATCCGGTCAAACAGGTGTTTCTGTCGCTGTGGGTGAAAAATGTTTTGTATATTACAACGGCACCGACTACGTCAAGGTAGCTTCTAGCATATTGAGTGCCTTAACTGGGACGTTGCCCGTAGCAAACGGCGGCACTGGTCAGACATCTTATACAGATGGACAGTTGTTAATTGGAAACACAGCAGGCAATACGCTTGCTAAAACAACATTAACGGCTGGTTCGGGCATTACCATTTCAAATGGGGCAGGTTCAATCACCATTTCATCTTCGGGTGTAGGTGCTTTAAACACATACGCGGCAACAAATTTTGGAGGATTTTAATCATGGCAGTTACATCAACACCCGTATTCACACAGACCCCTAACGTAGGGGCATTAAATGCTGTTCTTAGCACAGCAATGACAAACACAAAAGCCTTTGATGGCACAGAAGCCGCAGGGACTGCTTTAGCACTGGTCTTTACTGCTGGGGCTGATGGCTCTCGCATTGATCAAGTTATGTGTCGTTTGGCTTCAACCAATGGGGCTACGGCTTCTGGCACATCATCAGCAACGGTGGTTCGTTTTTGGATCAACAATGCTTCAGTCAATACCACGGCCACAAACAATATCTTCTTGGGTGAAGTTGCTATCCCCGCAACTGCTGTTACTGCTTTGGGAACGTCTGCTTTAACAACTTACCCATTGACTATTCCTAATGTGGGTTTGAATATCCCTGCAACATACAGAATTTATGCGGGCACAACAGTAGCGGCTGGCGGTACAAACATTGCTATCGCTGTTTCTGCATTTGGTGGAAATTACTAAAATGGCACAGTCCAATCAACCCGGCGCATTTAACTATGCTGTAACTAATCGTGCCGCTGACGTAAAAACATTTTCATCATCAGGTCGATGGGTCAAGCCGCCAAATGCTAATTTTGTTATTGTAGAACTATGGGGTGCGGGTGGCGGTGGTGGTTCTGGTCGCAGAGGTGGTAGTGGCTCTGTACGTCAAGGCGGTGGTGGTGGCGGTGGTGGCGCACGATCAAGGCTCATGTTCATGGCTTCTGACCTTACGCCTACAGTAGCTGTAAGCATTGGAGCAGGTGGTGGTGCTGGTGCGGCAATAACAGCAAATGACACAAATGGTAATAATGGTAGTGCTGGAGGTAATACAACTTTTGGTGCTTTTCTAACTAGCTATGGAGGCGGTGCAGGCCCTGGCGGTCAAAACAGTGTATCTAATTATGTTGGTGGTGGTGGTGGTGGCGGCACTGGCGGTTCAGGAGGCACTGGTGCTAATAACTCAAGTGGTGGCGCTCCGCAAAGCGCAAGTGCTTTTGGCGGTACTACTGTTGGCCTCAATAACAGTGTGGGCGGTGGTGGTGCTGCAAATGGTGGAGCTTCAGTAGGCAATGCTGAATGGGGTGGTGGTGCTGGCGGGGGTTCTTCTCCAGATGGCATCGGCTCAATAGCGGGCGGTAGTTCCATATATGGAGGCGCTGGTGGCGGTGGTGGTGGAGGATTAGATACTGCCAACACGGCAAGTGCTGGCGGTGCTGGTGGCGACGCAATGTCATATTCATCAGGAGGTGGTGGAGCTGGTGGAGCAATCAACACTTCAGGTACTGCTGGCACTGTCAAGAGCAATAATTCTGGCTCTGGCGGTGGTGGTGGCGGTTCTAGTGCTGCTGGAACTGGTGGATCAGGTGCTGTTGGCGCTCGTGCGGCAGGTGGTGGCGGTGGTGGGGCTTCTTTCAATGGTCAAGCCTCTGGCGCTGGCGCTGTTGGTGGTGATGGTTACGCCATTATTTACACATTCTGAGGTTGTTATGAACAGATATGCAATTATTGAAAATGGTTTAGTAGTTAATGTTGTTGTTGGACAACCAGAACTTGCACCCAATCAAACGCTAGTGGAGTGTCCAGATGCAGGGCCAAATTGGACTTATGCTGATGGCGTATTTACTGCGCCTGTAGTAGTTGAGCCTACTGTAACAACACCTACTAAAGAAGAGCTGCTTGTGCAACTAAACGCCTTGTCAGCCCAAATTCAAGCGTTGTAGCCATGTGGGACTGGGCTGAAGCATTCATTGCCGCAGCCTGTTTAGTCTGCTTCATCATAGCGGGCAGTTATATTGTTCTCTGGGCCTTTCCGTGATTGATCCATTAACGGCTCTAGCTGGCATACAGTCGGCTGTCAAACTCATTAAGCAAGCGTCCAAGACGGTTGATGACGTAGCTTCGCTTGGCCCACTGCTCGGTAAATACTTTAACGCTAAGTCTGATGCTACCAAAGCGGTTGCAGAGTCAAAGAAAAAGGGCGGCTCTTCTATGGGCACGGCTTTGCAGATTGAGTTGGCTTTGGAGCAAGCCCGTGATTTTGAAAAAAGCGTGGAGTTACTGTTCTTCCAAGCAAATAAAATGGACGTGTGGGCTAGGATTAAAGCCAGAGCCGCCGCAAGTGATATAGAAGATGCGCACAACGCTAGGCGTGAAAGAGAAGCGGCTGAACGTAAAAAGAAAGCAGACCAAGAAGACCTAGAACTGGGGTTGCTAATTGGAGGGCTAGTTTTAGCCCTTTTGCTTTCTGCTTATGGTATTTTTGAAGTGCTAGACCATTGCGCTCAAAATAGGTGTGGTCGGTGAATGAGTACCAGAAGCAAGCAGACATGGCGTTCAAGATTGTCGGTGCGTGGTGGGCGGCTAACTTGTTTTTGGATGTGATTACAGTGTTGCCAAACTTTATTTCAGACCGCATTGTGAATGCGCTACTTGGAAGGATGGGATTGTGAGTGAAGAAAAGCCAGCAGACGTTTTAAGTAAGGTGTTGTCCTATGTGGATAGCCCGTTCAAGTTGTTTGCCTTGGTACTCATGGCGGTGTTTGCTTTTTCTGGTTATTTCATTTGGCAGAACCAAGCGTTCCTATTTGAAGCGTATAAAGAAAACAAGAAGCTACCCGCTATTGCAGAAGACAGGGCAGAAGATGTTGCAGCGCACCTGTTTAAAAACACCAATGCCACGGTAGTTGCTATCTTTAAAGTTAACCCACTGTTTGGTACAAGGATTTTGTACCGCGCCTATACCCGCGAAGGCAGGGAAAGAACGCACGAAGGATTGGATGTGGGGCTGTTTACACAGAGTTCAGCCAACAACCGCGATGTTGTAGCTTTAATGGCAAATGAGATTCCTTGCAGTGAATACAACGTACCGCAGAGTGAAATTGGCCTTTGGTACATCGACAAAGGTGTGAAGTTTGGATGCCGTGTTAGCGTCCCCCCAGAGCAGGGTAGGTTTGTTGGTCAGATTACGGTGGGTTGGGATAAAGAACCCAAAGATTTAACCAA